TTCTTTCCATTTCAACACTTACTAAGGTGATGTCCCTTTCGATGTCAAAGTAGTATTCTTTAAGTTCAGGCATACGTTCAAATTGTTCCATGATAAAATCGTAGAACATTAGCGTTAAGTGCCCATCTTTTGCAGCATAAATTGAACCTATATCAAGTGGCGTGTTTTCGAATCCACCTTTGCCGAACAACTCTTCATAAGTGGCCGAACTGTCTTCATATCCGAAGTACTGGCCATATTTATTAGCAAGGTTCTTCAAGGCATATGACGGTTCATTTTCATTAAGAAGAGACATGGCAATCATTGTATCAAAATGGAATCCTTGTAATTCAATTCCATGATTGTGTAAAACATGTATATCGTATTTAGCATTGTGTAATACTTTAAGTAGGTCGCTGCTTTCTAAGAACGGCTTAAGTGCTTCAAACACTATATGTTCAGGTAGTTGCTTCTCTCCAGTTGCATGACCAAAAGGAATATAATAGTGTTCATTATAGGACTTTAAAGACAGTACAACTCCCACTATTTTTGTAGGGTCTTCCCCACCTATACCGAAGATATTTAAGCCGTTTGTTTCAGTATCCAGTGATACAATAGTTTCTCTTTTTAGTTTTTTGCATAGCCTTAAGAGTTCATCTAGTTCCTGCACTAGAATGTAATTTTTAGGGCGGTGGGCTATCATTTCTTTAATGGTAGTCTCTCTTTTTCTTTCTAAGTAAACAGCATATAAGCGTAAAGCGTGTGCCTTTGTGAACTTCTTCATATCCTCAACGCCTACACCCAGTTCCCCACATTCAATAGCTTGATAAACCGTATCTAGTTTGCGTTTATCTGAATCTGATAGTTTTGACTGGAATATGCCTTGTTTGAAGTTACCTGTATGTGTTTGGTAGCCAGTGAACCATAGTTCATGCATCGTAGGCTGGTATTCCTTCAGTTTCTTTTTTTGTTCTGCTTCTTTTACTCTGTCTGATTTTTGCTTGCTGTTTTCGTCTAACTGCAAGTCAATATTAAGTTCCATAATGTATCACCTCTAATAACGTAATTGCATAAAGGCATAAAAAAAGGACACACCAGTTAAGGCGTGCCCAGTTTAATTACATTACATCCATTGGGTTTTCATCTGCATCTAAGTCAGTTTCTTCGATTTCATCAGTCTCAGTTTGTTCCTGAGTACCTTCACCGAAAAACTGTTCTACAGGGAATCCAGCTTGTTTTAATACTTCGATTTGTTGTTCAGTTGTTTTAGGGATAAGTACTGCTTCGTAATCCTCAATTTTAACCACTGCTTCTTCACCACTTGCAAAGCCTTCCTTACCAGCAGCATCCAGTTTTAAAATTGGGTTTAAGCTAAATACAGTCTCTGTTTTGTTTCCTGTACGCTTGAAGTTAAAGGCAATGTCCTCTAAGCTATCAGCATATTCTTCAATGTCGTTCATCATTTTAACACCTTGTGCTTTTGATGCATCCCAAAAACGAACGATTTTTTTATCGATGTCATAAAGTGCGAAAATGTAACGTTTTTTAGGACGTAACTTTTCGAACCCTTCAACGCCTGATTTTGCAGCAATACACATAGGGTCTGCTTGACCGTCAATTGCATTTCTACATGGAGTTGTGAAGATGTTTAAGTTAAAGTCACTGTGTGCCATGTACTCTACATAATCTGTAGTTCCTAACACACGTACACGTGCACTCTCATTTTCTTTCAAACGAATGTAAGCCGTCTTTAAATCCACGTTTTTCTTGTTAGCTGATTCTTTTGCTTTTGCACCAACATTTGTAAATAGTGACATATAGCATTCTCCTTTAGCTGTTTTATTTTTTGGTATTAAAAAGAAGCCACAGTTTTTAAGACATAGGGCTTCACTGGTCAAATTGGTAAATAAGCGTAGTTTTTTTGGGAAATTCTATGGACACAGGGATAATAATGGTATAGAATGATAAAGTAAGTTACATTACCTTAGTGTCAAGTAACTTAGTGTACATTACCTTAAAGTCACTTACAGTCCTATTGACATACTTAGCCACGCTATCACGTGATTTTCCTTCTGTGATAACTGCTTGTACAATCTCACCTCTTTTAAACTCCTGTAAGAACATATGAATGATTGTTTTCTTAAGGTCATTGTCACCGAAACATTCTTCCATCACTTCATCTACGAACTGTGTAGCTTGAATGTCCTCAGTAAAGTCAGTAGGTGCTGGTGTTAAATCGGCCATTGTAGCCTTTTCACCAGTAGACACAGGCTTGTCCAGTTTATCGGACGTGTCATGTAGGTCATAACTGTTTTGACGGTAAAGCATTTTAAGTGCGTTTGTTGCGTTGTAAATAAAGATAGGCTGGAAGTTGCTGCTTAAATCATTGTCGAATGTGATAACCGATTCAGCTAATACTTCATATAGTAGGCCTTCGATTTCTTCTTGTTCTGTTGCTGGCCACTTTTCAGCTTCACGATACGCACGATTCTTTATGTATCCTTGTAACGAATCAAGTAGTTCGTCGAAAATCTCACGTTGTTTCATTTCATTACTTTCTTGCTGCCACGCTAATGCTAAGTATGTTTGACGGTCTTGAAGCATTTGTTTTTCTACAGCAGATAGTTCACGGAAAGATTTTTGACTTCTAATTTCGTATACAGTTTTCATTTGATAATTTCCTCATTTCGTAAGTTATATGAATGTAATTGCAATCACCTTGTAAAAAAGGACATTGCTTTGAAACTTTTTTTAAAAAACTTTTAATAAGACAAAAGTATTGATAGATGCTAAGATAGAAGCTAAGTTAGAAGCTAAGAAAATAAACCAATTTGGTTTAGAACTAAGCCAAAAAAAAATAGGCACAACTAAATAAGCCTTTTAACCGTTACTTTTTAAACTAATTTGGTTTAGAAAATAAACGTAAGAGGTATATAAGATATATTAAATATACATCATTTAAACCTATTTGGTTTAGCCCTAAAATAATGGGTACGTTGGTATATTTGTATAGTGAAAGGAATGGTTTGGATATGACAGATAAAGATGGAAATGTTAGTGTAGGGATGGAATTGCGGCTTTTGAGGACAAAGAAACAGGCTTCAATGCGTGAAGTTGCTGAGTTTTTGGACGTTTCCGAGAACTTTGTTTCACTAGTAGAAAGGAATAAGAAGATACCTAGTGATGAAGTAATAAGACTAATTGCTAAATATTACATGTTGGAAGAAGGATATTTGTTCGGACGTTTTGGTAAAATACCAGTAGAAGTTTCTGAAGAGATACGTCAACACGAACAACTACACAGAATACTTTATGATATAAGTACAAATGATAAGTTATGTGAGGATAAGAAAGATAAGTTATATGATGATATTGCAAGGTTGTATATAGATACTTTAAAAAGGGAGGACTAATTTTGTTTCCTGACCTGTTTAGTAATGAAGAACACTTACATAGAGTTTCAGATATAGCAGTAGTAGGACAAGATTTGTACCTGTTTATTGCTGGTGCTATATTTGGTTCTCTATTTATAACATTTCGTTTAATTAAATTTATGAACTCAGTTTATATATCACCAGTACTTAAGCAGAATAAAGAACTAGACTATGTACGAATAGTTGATGAAAACACCGGAAGAGTATTTGAATATATCAACCCAAAAGGCTATAAGGAAACATCTGAAGTGTTGGCTTCTTTTATGTATTGGAAGTATATAAAAAAGTCACCGAAAACACATTCACTAAGCGTTAATAGAAGGGCTACAAGAATTTTCTATATTTCAGTAGTGGTAGGAATAATCATTGTTTTATTCGCCCTTTATTGTATATTCACTATTCAAAAGACAGTATAGAAAACCCACCCCGTATATAAAAGGAGTGGGCTTTTTTATATGAATGAAAATCCTAATGGAGTAGCATTCTTGTCCATTTCGATTATCTGTTCAGGTGTCATTTCATTAACGTCTTTTACATTTAATGGCATATGAACCTCTTCTAAATTCTTGTGGCCAATAGCAGCCTTAACTATCTTCTGTTTAACTTCTTCTCCTACAGCGTCATTATCAGTTGCGATAACAAGTGTTTCGATAGGTGAACGTAACAGTAAATTCTTTCTAATGTCACTTAACTTACTTCCACCTAATGCAATGCAAGGCAAGCCACATGACCATAAATACAAGCAGTCTATTTCCGATTCAACTATATAAACACGCTTGCAGTTCATCTTGTAAATGAAGTGCAGCCCGTAAATATGATTTCTTAATTGTTGGCCGTCAGGAAAGTAAAAGAACTGTTTCGACTTGATGGAACGGAATTTAACGTTAATTATATTCCCGTGCACATCTGACCATGCCAGTGCTACAGCCTTACTCTTTCTGTCAAATCCTGTCTTAAATGCCCTTTGTACTTTATCACTTATTTTGCGTGTGCCTAGATATGGATGCTTAAATGCATACTGTTTATACTCTTCTAAAGTGATAATTCGTGGTGGCTTTTCCACTTCCGATAAATCGATATTTAATTCCAATGTTTCAACGTCTGTCAAATCAATGCCGTACTTTTCTAATAAGTAGTCCTCAACTTCATCCGGTGTTTCACTTCGTAAGAAGCTTAATAGCAGCACCAGCGAACCCTTACTATATAAGTCATTGGACGAACCGAAGTCTATCCATTGTCCGGTGTCAGTGTTGATTGAGAAGGAAGGCGAACCGTCTGAACGGAAAGGAGAACAGGCCGTAAATTCACCTGTTCGTGGCCGTCCCTTGTCCCACTCATAAGGTTCAAGTTCTTCCATTACATCTATTTCTAATTCATAATTTCTAATTTTAATCATAGTTCAGTGCCTTTTAAGAATGTGATTTCTGATTCATTAACCCATGCATAACGGTCTTTGAACTCTACAAGATATTCTACTGTGTAACGTTCATCTGTTTCATGGATAACGAAAGTGCACATGTTACCGGATTCAGTACCATGTAACACCTTCATTCCAATACGTTTATATAACTTTGATTGTAACTTTTCTCTACTCATTGTTCTCCCTCCTAGAAATTGTCTACTGGTGATGCTTCATTTATAAAACCTAAGTTGAAATTACAGCGTAAATCTAGCACTTTACCTACATGTGGTTCACGGCATTTTGCAAGCTTCAATTTACCAATTCCATCTTTTTGGTTAAAAGTTAGGACTGTAGCACTATCTTGAACCACTGCAATAGTCTCAGAATAATCCGTTACTTCAGGTGGTTTAATTGTTGCTTCAATATCGTCCTCGTCTGCTTTTCCTTCTTTTTCTGCACTGGTAGGCGTTTGGTGAATCACAAGCCCTACTACCCGATGTCTTCCGAAAACTTGACGTAACTTACGTGATGTAGCACTCATACCGTCACGGCCAATCTTTTCATGCGTCATTAAATTGAACCCATCGATGACAACCATTTTGATGTTAGGGTACATCTGCAAGTCAGCGTCCACAGTTCCAGCCGAAAGCCCTTTAGGTAGGTCTTCCATCGTTTTGATAATGAACGGTGTTTCCTGTTTCTCATTGAACGTATCAAGATACTTCAGGTACTCAGCTTCATTGTTCAGGATTCCACGTCTAATATGAACGTTATTGAAGTGGCCATTAAGTGTATCCAATCGATAAACTTGCTGCTTTTTGCTTAACTCAGGACTGTAATAAAGCACGCCAAAGTCAGCTAACCAAGCTTGTAAGGCAATCTGACTGCCTATCCAGCTTTTTCCTTTGTTGGTATATGCGAGAAGTAGTATCATGTCACCTAACTCAAAACCACCGCCAAGCCAGTTAGTTAAGGCAGCGTAAGGCGTTGGAATGTAACTGAATGTACGTGTCTCTTTATTCTCGTTATACCACTCTTTACGTTCTTCACCGTTTGTAGCGAAGTTAGTGCCCACACTTGAACTTGCATCAGCCATAGCTTCTATTGCTTGTGCTTCCTTGCTTAACCATTTAGCGAAGTCTTCACCAGCCATTGTTTTGAAGTTCTTACCAGCTTGTTCCTGTAGTAACTGAAAGGCACGTCTTTTAGCTGAAGCACCTTTAAGTGACTTAGCTAAGTACACGAAACTGTCATTTACTTCAGGGTAGTAGTCAAAGTCCTTGAATCGTTCTACTACATTTCGATAGTCCGGTGTTTGGCCGTATTCGTTCACGTAGTCTTTCATGTAGTCATAAACTTTAAAATAGGATTCAAAGTCAGCCCTAGAGACGTTGTATTTATTCAGCACATAGAAACTGTTTTCATCTAGTACCTTACTTAATAATTGTGCTTCTAACATTACAAAATGCCCCCTCTACGATTGTCCTTACCTTTGAATGCTATTTGTTCAGTCATGCCAGCAATACGTGAAGCAATACGGTCGCCCATTGTATCAGCCAGTTTTTCAAGTGGTAAATTACTAGTGAAGATAGAAGCAAGCATTTTATTATCACGTGCGTCTATGATTTCAGTAAGTTCATTCTCGAATGAATCAGTAATCTTTTGACGGATACCGATATCATCCATGACCAATAACTCAACGTTCATAAGTAACTTCTTAATTTTGTAATACTTTTTGTCGGCTGCTTCTTTCATATCGAACGTGCCAGCAAAACGTGAGTTGTAAAGTGTTTGTAGTTCAGATGCTTTATAGAACAGTACCGGATTCTCTACAATAGGACGGCCACCTTGCTTACTAGCTTCAATCGTTCTAGCTATCATGAACTCATTTGCAATAGTGATAGCAGCCGTTGTCTTGCCCGTTCCTGTCCCAAATCTATTATCGCTATTAGGGATACTGTAAAGGAATAGCCCCACGCCTTCCTGAACGTTCTCTAAGACGTTGTTTACGTATTTTGATACCCAAGCATAGGCAACAGGGTTTGAAGCCTTTATAGGCAAATTTGAAAGGTCACAGTTACGGTATTTTTTCGGAACGTTCATATTGCCCCACAATCCCGTTTTTCCCTCTACCCCATGTAAAAGTATGAAAGGTGTGCAAAAAACGCTACAGTGGCCTTCCTGACCAGCCACACGGCACTTTCCAGCAAGCTTACATATGTGATTCATAGTTTCCATTCTCTATCATCCTAACTTGTTTAATTTTGCTAACATTGCTGCTTCTGCTTCTTCTTCTAACTGACTTGACTGTGCTGCAACTTCAGTTAACTTAATTTCACTGTCAAGGATGTCAAGCACATGATTTACTACCCATGAGAACATAGCGATTGTTGGACGTGGGAACTTTGCATTCTTCCATTTGCTATCATATTCACGTACAGCCACTTCAATAATTCTGTTAGCCAATTCAGGATATGGTGTAACTACCTTGTCTTTCATTAGCTTTCCATCACGGCCATAGTTACCTACTACATAGTCAACCCCGTATACTTCTTTGTACACCTGTTGAAATAATTTAATAGCAGTATTGCTGTTCAACTTAACAGTATTATTATTTAATTGATTATTATTAGAAGTGCTTATTATTTCATCACAGTTGGTAGTGACTTTGTTTTCACTAGATGGTGTGACTTTACTTTCTTCATTCTTGTGATTAACAGTTTCAATCGTTCCACCAAATTTAGCTAACTGACTTAATGGATGGATAGTGTAGAGACTGTAAATCTTGCCTTGCCCTTTGTTTACTTTCTTACGTGTAACAAGTGGCTTTCCGTCAATCTCAATAGCCAGCAAGTCGTTAACGTATTTGTACACTGTATTTTTATGCACACCGATTCTTTCTGCTAGTTGTTCCTGAGTTGGGTAACAGTGTCCCTCTTCATTCATGAAAGTAGCCAGTGCCATTAAAGTAGTAAATCCAGTAGCACCTATTCGTGAAACAATGCCACTAGTAAAG